TTACAAAGATTGATTGATTCGCTCAGAGAAAAAGCGCCTATCACACCAGTAAGGGCGTTTATGGCCGTGGCATTAGTTTTAGAAGCGAAAGCAATGGCGTAACCGAGGCAAGATCCATCCCTAGAAAATACAGTAGCAGCTTGATCCGGAACGAGAGATCTTTGTTCAGGTGGAAGTTCGTCATAAGGTTTATCGGCGCAAGAAAACGCGGCCAAAGTAACCTTCTCAATGACATCAGCTTCACCCCGACCAACTTCTCCCATGAGTCGACTGGCTTCTACAAGACCGAGTTCAGCTATCGATCCACGATAGGTCTGACACTCCACCTTGTAAGCAGCATGCTGGGCACGAGAACGACGGGCAAAAGCACACTTGATAAGGAAACGTATCCGATGGGCAACAGCAATTCGATCACCAACCGCCGAGAAACTAGTAAAGGAGGGTCTACCTCCACCTCGACGATCATCAATCTTCAGAGGAACATGATTGCTACCAGGCAATGGGGTACTTCTGACTTTCGGAACTCGATCAATAGTAACATCGTCCCCAACTTGAATCATCCTCATATAAGGAGTGATGTGGTAACGAGAAACCATAACCGAAACAGCCATAATACAATTAGCAACCAATGTCCAAGCATCACCGGAACCCAAGCCGGTACCCATCTTGAAAGAGAGAGAACCATCAAAATCAGTTACGGTTCGTGTAGATCTAATCTCCTGGACTAGGTCAACGAAACCGATTTTGTTGGCTGCTTCTTCAAGGAACAGCAGGAACGTAGCAACATGGATAGCAGAATGATTAGAATCTTGACAGGAAATGTCGGCTTCCCAAGACCACTCAAAAGTGCCAAGATTGTCATTGATTACACTGCGAACGTGACCCATCGGGGAGAATTTTGATGGTCTTAGAGAACGAGCCCAAGCAAAATTGAGACGGTCACAGGTATCTGAGAACATGGCCAAATGGGCTTGACTCATGGCAGTGACACACAGTGTCTTGAACGTTGTCCCCAAACCAATCTCACTTGTCTTCTTTCCCAATTCATTCTTACCAAAAATGTGACCAATGTGACCTGCACGATCAGAACCCAACGCGCTAGCTTGATTGATCGCTTGAACCCGAGTCAATCTATCTAAACAGTTGCGTTCTTCATGAAGTATGGAATAGAATTTATCCTTGTCCACAAAGACGCGGAAAATCTCTTTCATGATTTTGTGGGCCACCGCAAAGTGTTGCGGCTTGATCGATGCTGGTTTGCTCACACGTTGCAGACCATTGACTTGTGTGATTCCCACCGGATG